GAACCATCCAAAGCTTTTGGAATTCGATCCAAGCGAGAAATATAGTTGTCCCAATCCTGCTTACCAGGTATCTTGCGAATACAAAAGAAAGCAATGACGGCAAACAACAATTTCCCACAAGTGTGAAAATATGGGTGGTAGATGGTTTCCTCCAAACCAGCTTTAAATTCAGGCATAGTTTGAACCTCTCGTCGCATCAATTTGGATTTCAATTCCACAACAAGTTCCATTATTTTGCCATCCAAACCATAAAATTTGCAAATGAACACTAACAAAACAGCCAAAGCAGACTTGTATCGTTTCATACACATCATCAATTTGACAACCACACAAATAAGTGTCAGTTTGATCAAATCATCTTTAACGGAGACATACTTATCAACTGCATGGGTAAAATGAGCTTGCATATTAGCTTGCAATCCAGGTAAACTATTCTCCAGAAAATCACACATCCGGTTCAGATTTGCACTCATATCTCCCATAGTTCCACGCACATCATCAAAGATCTGGCAATAAACTTTGGTCTGATTTGATTTGATTTGTTGACGTAAATGTTTAATCAAAGTCTTGATCTTTTCATCACGACGGTGCAACGCATTTTCCAACCTCACAACTCTAGGGTCGTTATAGCGATATTGTGAAGGGCGCGATTGCACAGGGCCCGGATTTGTTTCAACATCTCCAGATAACATCAAGAGACGCTCAATAATGGCCCATTCAGATGACAAGTCAAGATCGTTCAACATAAATCTAAATCGATATGGCAGATGAAACATAGCCAAATGTTTAACCTCGTCCCACATAATTTGGGACAAAAACTTATACATTTTCTCATCTGTAGGTTGGAACAACAAGGGAGTAAAATCATAATCTTCTCCCTCATTAAAATCCCAACACTTTAAATCATGAACAAATTCAACAAAGTCTGGTATGTCTTGGCCAAAATAAAAAGCACCCACACATGTATGATACATTTCTGCAACAACAGGTCCTGGATTCATTTCAACATCGCCAGACAACAACAACAAAGTCTGAGCACAATTCAACATATGGCGATCCAAATAAATTTTGTCATGAGTCTTGCAATTCTTACGGATCAAAACAACAGTAGGCTGAAAAGTTCCAAAGAAAACCAATTCACCTTGACAGTTAATATAAATATCATCACCAGGTATTTGTGCTTTCATATCAATCAATCGTTTAGAATTGCATATAACATAATCAA